CAAGGAAACTTATCTATAGATGTAGGTAAAGTTGCTTTGTCTGCAGCGTTAACAATTATATATCCTAGTACAGGGGCCAGAGATGATTATTGCACTGCGATTGCAGGAATTTTAGTTAAAAATTCTGATTGGACAGACGATGAAATAGATAATTTTGTATCTCGAATCGCGGAACATGCAGATGATGAGGACTTAGCAAAAAGATTAAAAAAAGGAACTTCAAGCAGGAAAACAAATAGAAAATTTGGAATAAATAAACGTCATGAAATTACAGGTTATACTCATCAAAACTTAACAGGTTTATTTAATTGGATAGGTCTATTTAAAGATGCATCTTTACAGGTATCAAAAGACACTATTGAAAAAATAGAAGAATATGGAGCAAACAGATATTACGTACATTTAAATGTACCAGAAAAAAATGTAGATGGAGTTGGTTTAAAAACAATTAAAAAAAAGATTTGGATTGATGGTGAATCACTTATGAATTTAAAATTGTTTTGTGACATTGCCATGAGTCAAGCAAAGGTATGGATACCTAGAATGACACCAAAAGAATTTGAAGAAATAATGATGGCTAAATTTTACAGCAGAGAACAGTCAAAAGAATATGTAAAAGAAGCAGAAGAAGACTCTAGATTTAAAATGTTTTTCTTAGACTATTTAGATACGAAAGGTGTTTATATGGATAAGGAACAGTTAGCTGTTTATAAATTGCCTTATTATAATCAAGAAAAGAAAGCAATAGAATTTGATTTAAACAACTTTGAAAAAGAATTAATGAAAAATAGAATAAATTTAAAAAGACAAGATCTTGTTCATAAAGTTCAAACTATTTTAAAAGGTGAAAGAGATAGAGGTAAATACAAAAATAAATCTTGTGTCTCCTGGGTAATAAAAGGAGAAGAAGTAGAAGATAATAAATTAATATGGGAAGGGGAATCTGTTTATATAGGAGACAGTACAGGTGATAATGAATAGTTTAAAGATTCCAAATTTTATTCCGGGTCCTCCTGGTACAGGTAAAACTCACAAGTGGTTAAAAAACAAATATGTTGATTTGTTAAAAAAATATTCTTGGGATAGAATTGTAATTCTATCTCACACAAATACAGCTGCTGATGAAATTATAAAAGCTGTAAACAAATTACCAGAATTAGAGAACGTGCCAGACACAAATTTACAAGATCAAATATGTACAATTCACTCTTATTTTAGAGCGGAGTATTTAAATATAAAAAAATATGAAAACGAAGATCACAAAGTTTTTTGTAAAGAAAACTCAGGAATGAATATTGTAAAAAAAATACTTACTGGGAAAAACATCCTCTTTATGAATTTATTTCTCACGCTCATGGTAAAGGTTATGACTTAACTTCTGATGTAGAACTTGAAAAGTATTGGGCTCTTTGTGAAAGATCTCGTTATCAAAACTACCGTCTTCAAGGGCCTGGTGGATTGTTACAATTAAAAAAAAATATGATGCCTACAGAAATAACCTAGAACATAAAAGAATATCTTTTGTAGACATGATAGATAATTTTAGATTTGAAGCAGCAATACCTACTGATATAGACGTTTTAATAGTAGATGAAGCTCAAGATTGTAGTAAACCTCAGATAGCTGCTCTACAAAAAGCAGCTACAAATGCAAAAGAATTTATTTTTATAGGAGATGCAGATCAAACTATTCACGAATATGCAGGATCAGATCCTGAATATTTTTATCAATTAGCTAACACGGAACAAGCGAAGGCCAATGAGTTAACTGAAGGTTTAAGATGTGGTCAAACTATTAACAAAATATGTAGAAATATTATTGCACCTGTGTGGGAAGAATACGGTAGATACTCAGAAAGAACTTGGACTCCAACTGATGTTATTGGAAAATCGTATTATATACCTAGATTAGATCAAGAGTGTAAATCAAAAGAAATTTTAATTAATAAAATTTTAAATACAGATGAAACATTTTTATTTACATACAGAGGCAATCCTACTCATAAATCTGTAAATACATTTCTTCAAGATAATGGAATAGATTATAAAATGGTATCAGGCAGTGCTCATGTATCTAGAGAACATTTTAGTTGTTTTAAAAATTGGAAAACTTTTATGAACGATAAAGTTTCTAAACAACAGATAAAAGAATATTGGAAATTAATGGGATCAAAAATAAAAGCTAATGGTTTAGGTGATGTTGATAAACTTAAACCTTTAATTGATAGAGATTACAACATACAGGAACTTATAGATGCAGGTTACCTAAAACCAGAAGTAAAACAATTTGAAAGACTTTCTCAACTTTTAAATTATGAAGCATTATCTAAAAATGAAAAATTAATTAATAAAATACCTTACATTAATAAAGTTTTAATTAATGGGATGGACACAACTCAAAAACCAAGAGTTAAACACGATACAATACATAAAGTAAAAGGATTAACTTTTGATAATATAATAGTTGATCTATCTGTTTGGAGACCTGAACCTCGTAACTTTGAACCAACAAGATTAGCTTACGTTGCATATAGTAGAGGTAAAACAGATTGTTGGACTGTAGGATCTTCTGGTCCTTATTCTTTAGCAAAAATACAAGACAATTGGAGAGAAATTTTAGAACTTTAAAAGGAGGAAACATGACTAACAGTGATATATTTAAAAAAGATGAATACGACTCATTAAAAAAGCAGGTAGGCGGGAAACATTATAAACGAATGAAGCTGCAACCTGCAGAATTTATAAATGAAAATAAATTGCTTTTCGCAGAGGGTAACGCTATAAAGTATATATGCAGGCACTCGTTCAAGGGAAAGAAAGAGGACATTAAGAAAGCAATACATTATTTAGAAATGATATTAGAAAGGGATTACAATGTGTAAACATCCAATTGATCTAGATTTAAAAGATGTAGATACAGTAGCTATTGATATAGAAACTTACGATCCAAACCTTAAAACAAAAGGTTTAGGTGCAATCAGGCAAGATGGTTTTATTACAGGGGTAGCTGTAGCTACCGGTAAAGACACAGTTTATTTCTCATTAAGACACAGTGACGATGATAAATCAGAAGAAGAATTAAAAGAGTTTTGGGATCAAATGAATACAAAACTTTTGCAAAACGATAAGATTGCAAAAGTATTTCATAACGCAATCTATGATGTTTGTTGGTTAAGGGCAACAACAGGTAAGATGTTAAAAGGAAGATTGTTAGATACAATGGTAGCTGCTTCTGTAATCGATGAGAATAGATTTAAATATGGATTAGATGCTTTAGCTAAAGATTTTCTTGATGAAAGTAAATATAAATATGATTTACAAGAAAAAACTTTTGAATGGTCTGGCGGTATGCAAAAAGATCCAATGTCTAACATGCATAAATTACCTTCTAGTGTAGTAAAAGATTATGCAAAACAAGACGTAGACTTAACTTTAAAATTATGGAATTTATTTAATAAAAAATTGGATGAAGTATTATACATAAAACCTGAAGATAATAAAGAGTATACATGTAGAAATATATTTGAATTAGAAACAAGATTGTTTCCTTGTTTAGTTGACATGAAATTCAAAGGAGTTAGGATAGATACCCAAAAACTTGACCACCTTGGTAAAAGATTAAAAAGATGTAGAGATAAAATAATTAAATTTATTAAAACAAAAACAGGTGTCGAAGTGCAGTTGTGGGCAGCAACTTCTATATAACAATTATTAGATAATAGAAAGATCACAAACTTTGAGAAGACTGCTAAATCAGGAATGCCTAAACTTCCAAAAGATTATTTAAAAACTCATGAGGATAGATTTTTAAGATTAGTATCCAAAGCAAGAGAGTATGATAAAGCTTTAAATACTTTTGTAGAAGGTTTAAAAAGTTATGTTTACAAAGGTAGAATTCATGCAGATATAAATCAAATCAGAGGAGATGGAGGAGGAACTGTGACTGGCAGGTTCTCTATGAGTAACCCAAATCTACAGCAAATACCTTCTAAAGGTTATATAGGAAAGAAGATGAGGGAGCTATTTATCCCTGAGGAAGGCCATAGATGGGGTAGTTTTGACTATTCTCAGCAAGAACCAAGGATTGTGGTGCATTATGCAATAAAAAAGATAATGGACGAAAAAGAAGGTAAAGCCTTAAAAAAACAATTTGATGATTCTAAAGCAGACTTTCACCAAATAGTAGCTGATATGGCTAAAATATCCAGAAAGCAAGCTAAGACAATTAACCTTGGATTGTTCTATGGTATGGGTAAAGGTAAGCTACAGGCAGAATTAAATTTAGATACGGCTCAAGCAAAAACCTTGTTTGATACTTATCATAGGAAAGTTCCTTTTGTTAAAAAACTATCAGATGGTTTGATGGGGTTTGCTAAAAGTAATAGATTAATTTTTACTCTTGAAGATAGGTTTTGTAGATTTGATAAATACGAAAGCGTTAATAAAAGATGGAACAATAAGATACGTAAGTTTGAAGAATGGGATCCTAAAGCTAAAGAAATAAAACAAGAAGATGGTACAATTAAATATGAAGGAGAACATGTCCCTCCTAAACTATTATCAAAAAAAGAAGCTTGGGAGAGATTCAAATTACAGTTTAACGAAAAATCTGAAAAGAAAATTGAACAGTTTACAGAGAAAGAAAGACTGTTTTGGTTTACAGAATACTTTACTCCTGCTTTTACTTACAAAGCTTTAAATAGATTGATACAAGGATCAGCTGCAGATATGACAAAAAAGGCAATGGTCTTGTTATATGAAAAAGGTATAATCCCTCACATACAAATACACGATGAACTTTGTGTATCTATCAAGGACCAAGAAACACGGACCACGGTTCAAGAAACAATGGAAACCGCAATACCTTTAATGGTTAAAAACAAGGTGGACTATGAATCTGGACCAAACTGGGGTAATATAAATGAAGGATAATTATGGCTTACTTAAATGCAAACATACCAGCGACTTACGCACAAATAAGAAGAGAGTATTTATATGATTGTAAAAAACATCATGGAGAAGTTGAAGATTGCATTATCTTTGGCATCAGCTCTCTTACAGGAAGGGCAATATTATTTCATGCTATTATGGAAAACGGTGCAGTATTTTATCGCTTACCAATTAGCGCGTTTATTCAAAAGGGATTTGAGCCATCCGGAGTGCCCACAAGACGACTTGATGAACTTCAGCTCTGGAATTGTTTTTCTTATTATCCTTCTGTCAATCGTTGGGATATTTTAGACGGACAAGCCGGTAAGTACATAGGTAAAGATAAAAAATGGCACCCAGGTAAATATTTATTTACCGTTGACTTTGCACATCCAGATAGTAATATACTCGACACTGATCATTCAGAGATTCCGCACGAACATAAGTGCGCTCACATAATTGCCCTCGATGACGGTAATTTTGCAGCACAACCTAACAACAGATGTATATGGGACTTACCTTCTTTCACCGTGAAAGATAGCACCCCTGACTGGAAAGTGCAAACTTCTGAATGGAATGTTGAAGATAGCAGGGCTTGGAGGACAGAAGACACCGACAAGTTTTTTTATGAAATTGAGGAGAAAAAAAATGATTAACAAATTAAAAAGTAAAGCTATGCATTACTGGACAGACCACAAGATTGAATGTGTTGTAGTTGTTATACTTGTTATAGCTTACATAATTAAGTAATGAATTTAGCAGATTTATTAAAGAAAAATATAGTAATGGTTCCGGTTGTGGCATCAGTCTTAGTCGGAACTTTTACTGGTGTTAGATATATTGTAAATCTTACGGATACAATCAATTCTAATCAACAAGAAATTGTAGATTTAAAAAGAGATTTAAAAGTTGCTGAAGATAAAATTACAGATCAAAACACAAGACTAACTTCTGCGGAATCTACGTGGCAGATGGCAGAGAATTTATACAGACAATTAGCAGATCAGGTTAGAGAGCATGACTATGATATTAAGGATTTAAACAGGTAATGTATGGAGGTTCTCAGGATGAATTATTATTTTACAGGATTACTTGTTTTAGCTTTCACAATATTAGTTTTATTTGTAGATCCTGCATATCCTAGAAACGAATACCTTAACGACTATGGTGTAAGATGTGGTGAAATGGAAGTAACCACAGAAAGACGTGATACTGATTATAATTATAGTGATAGTAATACACATGAAGATCAATATCTTAGATTTACTTACAGAAAATATTTAGGCACAGACTGT